AATCTCTGCGTCTTCGTTGTCTTCGATCACAGCGTCGATCACCTTGCGATAGGTGTCTGCGGCGGCGTGGTGGCTTTCGTCGATAACTACCATGTCAAACTTCGGGCGTTTGCGCAGGTTATTATCTCGCGACATTGTTTGAACCATTGAGAATACAGCTTCGCCGTCCCAATGCTTTACAGTGCCGTTCACAATGCTTGTTGTGATGTATGGGTTAACGCGCTCGAACTTCTCTTTGTTCTGCTCAACTAGCTCATCCCTATGCTGGATGATTAGAACGCGCTTTCCCTTTTTGTATCTCTTGCCAACAAGGGCGGATAACATGATCGTTTTGCCTGCACCTGTGGGCGCGACTACGAGTGTGTTTTTGTGTTTGTCTAACGCTGTGCAAGCGTCAGATACAGCAACTTCTTGATAAGGTCTAAGTAACATAGCTCAATCCAAATACTTAAAATCAGACAAAGGAATATGGACAACAGGTTCTACATCCTGCCAATCTCCACGATCAGTGCGACCACCAACAAGTACAGGCCAACCATAATTGAACGATGTATAACCTGTTCGGTCTTTCCACTTTACAACAAGAACACTAGATAATCCGCAAGCGTCCTGTAAGTTTTTAGCCGCTGATACTTTCGCTAAAGAAAGAATATATGTCCTGTATTTATCGTGAGTATTTTTTCGAATTTTTACTTCGCAAAATCCTGTGACTGCTTCACCAACCATTAGGCAGTAATCAAGGTGATATTGTTTAGGCATTTTTTCAAAACGTAACGGCGACCAGTAATTACAAAAACTTGAAATTACACTTTGCTCATTAATCAAATCTTGACTTGTCTCATACGTTGGACGCATGTGATTTCTCCTATTTGCTAGAATAGTAAGTTGGGGGGTTCGCGGCCCACGGCCCCCCTATCCGTGGTCTAGCAGGCGCGGAATGGCCCTGCCGCTAGATTACCTTTGCGCCCAAGAAGGAACTGCACCGCTATTTTGTGCAGGAGCTTGTGGTGCAGCATTCGGAGCAATTGTGGTTTGTTGCATTGGAATACTGCCTTGGGGCAAAAATTCTGAGTTATCCGGCGTGAGAGCAGCCATAAGTTGGTTATTGTCTTTATAACCGTTGGTGCCCTTCTTAATGCCAACCTTAGCGCAAATCTCCATACCGCTCAAGTCCATCATACTGCTGATGTTGCGGTTTTGTTGCGCTTGTGGAGATACGTCCGCTGGGCTGATGTTTCGTGCGCTTTCGACAATAGACTTCAACGTGCGCAGACCAATCTCTTTAGCAAGAGGCATACCGCTTGGGCCAATCTTATCGCCATCTACGAATACGCTGTGCCAAAACTTGCGGCGGTCATACTCGCCACCGATGATTGTGAACTCAAGGTTCATCCACTTAGCGGATGTGCTTTGTGATTTCTTGAACCATGCGCCTTGACCGAATTCAGGCAATTCGATGTCGCCCTGTTGAACAAGAACTACTGCGCGAACCACAGAGCCACTAGGAATCAGAGAAAATTCTTGGTTATTTGGGTTTTCGTCTGCGGGTACATTATTAAAATTAAGCATTATACTTCTCCTTCGCTAGAAGTTTGAGTTGTAGGATCGACAAACGTAAGATCGTTGTCGGTTAATGGTGAGCCACTATTCATCTTTTCAATCAGCTTGCCAAGATGCGGCTCTTCTAATACGTCGAGACGCCCAGAACGGTCCTTGGCTGGGTAGCCCCATTCGTTTAGCGGCTGACATACAAAGGCGCGATACTGACCATGATCTCCTGAGAGAACTGCCATTGTGATAACTTCGTCCACAATTCCCGGCAATTCACGACCAGTCTTTGCGCCTTCGATCTGCATGTTGTATTGCTTGCGACCGTAATCGTCTGTGACTTCATCCAAGATGCCGACAAAGATCACGTTCTTTGTGCGGATGTGCTGAATGTGTGTAAGCCACGACATCATCTCACGACCGTGCATTCCGTAAACAGCGCGAGTATCGACCTTGCCAGAACGCTCAGAGCGCGCTTCAGGCTGTTGTAAGCACCACTGGAAGCACAAACGTCCTGCTACGGTGATTGAGTCCACAAACAGCGTATCGTACTTCTGCCATACGTCTGAGGAGTCGCCATACATCTGCGCCACATAGTCGTAGTGCGACTGACCATATGGCTGGTCTTCTGATAAGGATGGGTTTGCACCGCCCAAGAAGCACGCAAGGTCACGACATTCTACCCATGTGCGAGGACGCACAACATCGATAGGATGTCCTTCGATTGCTGTATCACCAGCTTCCAAGTCCATAAACAAGGTAGTTGCTGGATTGAGCGTGCGAGCCAGTGTGGTTTTACCCACACCGCTTGATCCACACACCACAATCTTGTGGCCCTTTTTCTCAGCTAAACGCTGATCTGCTGTGATAATCTGCAAAGCCATTATTCTACCTCCTCGACTGTAACGCGGCCTGTCTCTACTGTACGGCACTCTTCAAGCTCACTTCTGATAGCTGGAGGTGCGGCTGTGAATTTGCGCTCTTCTACGGCAAACGTCAGCTTTCCGTAGTGATGTGCATCTTCTGGAGACATAGCGTTCAACTTGTCACGCAGCTTGTCTTGATCCCATGATACTTTCTTACCAACAGTTACCTTGAGCCTTTGGTTGCCCTCTGTGATTTGGGCAGTGCCAAAGTCTTTACCGTTGGAGCGCAGCACATCTTTTGCTACAGGTAGAAATATATCTGAGAGTTGTTCTTCAACGTCTTTGAGTTCAAGGCGCATCTCACTGATGACGTACTTGAGTTCGTCTCGACGCTCGAATAGCTCACGACTGTTCATGTCGTTTCCTTTCCGCTTTAAGTTACTAGAGTCCCAAACATAACCATATGGCGTGGGGTACGTCAAGCACTTTTTTTAGAAAGAAATATTTCTATGCCCAGACAGGCCTTCATGAGCTTCTTTTTTAGTTTAAATTCAGGAGTTTCAACGCCCTTGGCATCTTCAACAATTTCGTGCCACTCGCCGTCCTTGTCTTCGCGCTTGTAGCGGAAGTCAGCAATATAGGCGCATATCTTTTGTTCGTTAACGATCAGGTTGTAGCGCACTTGTAGCTCTAAGTCTTTAACACGCCCAGCGCGTTCGAGCGACTTGATGTACAGATAGCGTTCGCCTTCCCACTTAGAATCGAACTTGATGCCATCTATCGTGACCTTCTTATTTCCATACTTGGGTCTTGACCCACGCCGCTTGGGATTATATACAGTTGAAAAGGTCATTTATGGGAAGGAATCTCCAATGCCAAACCCCGGTAAGTACAAATCCGTAGGTGTTTCTATAGACGCTTATGACAAGTTGGTAGCCATTGCGGATCACGAGGATCGTGCGATTGGCCGTCAGCTTTCGCGTATGATTGAAGAAACATACGAAAACATTCGGCTTGATGTCAAGCCGTCCTATACGATCCCAGCCGCTTCGGGAATTGGTGGGATCGCGTCAGTCATTGAAGACTAGAGTAAACCAGCGTTACCTAATCCACCTAGTAAAGTCGATGCAATGTACGGGTTAGATTTCGCTCTTTCCCGTAAGTTCATTTGCTGTCTAATGACTTCTGGATTTATTGACTGAGTTATTTGCATGTCATCAATAGAGACTGGCATTGCAACTTCTGGAACACTTGTTCGGGTTGGAGCGGGTGCGGGGCCAACAGCCTCTTGATCTGCCAGTAACGCTCTTGCGCCACCTTGACGAATCGCAGTCTTTCCACGGTTAGCGGCTTGCAATCCTGCGAGTAAACCTTGCCCAGCACCAGTTGCTCGCTCTGTAAGAGAGGCACCAGAGCCTGTGACCTGAGCAAATGATTCATTCAGCACTTGTGATAAACTTTGCGCGGTGGCTTGTGGGCTTGTGCGGCCAGCCTTTAATTCTATTGCCGCTCTTATGGTTTGTGGGTTGTTGAGAACATAGTTCAATGCTTTGAACCTAATTCCCTTTTTGAAGTTCTTAGCTGGGTTTGTGACCATACCTGTGCGAATAGCGTCTGCTGCAAGAGAGCCTGCGCCAGTTTTACCCGTATCGCTGAGAAGAACTAACATGTCAGAAAGCTCTTTAATGTCTGCAACTTGCTGCTTACCCAAAACTTTGTTTAACATGTCTGGCTTGTAAGCCTCTAAAGCCTTTCGTAGCGAAGACGCTGCTGCTTCATTTACAAATATATCTTCATCTACTGAGCCAAGAATATCACTTATAATTGTTCGTTTTATTGTTTCTTTGGCTGCGTCATTGCCGTCAAAGAACTTCATAACTCTGTCCATTTGTGAGGCAGAGGTGTTTTTGTTTAGGAGAATAGTAGCTGCCTCTTCAGGCTGTATGGTTCCGTCAGCCAAATCCTTCAAGGCTTTGGAGGACAGTGCTTTTTCAAGACCGATCTGAGCATCCTGAACGCTACGCAATGTTGTAATGATGTCATC